TACGACAACTCAATCAACAACACCATCCTGAAATCGAGGTGACGCCATGCGCTCAGTACTTGAAGAGGTCGTGACGTACCTCGATGGGGAACTGGACGTGCCCGTGTCCGCACAGGCGCCCGCAGCGCGCCCTCAGGTCTTCGTGCTCGTCGACCCGGTCGGAGGCTACTCCACGCTCGACGAGCGCCATCCGCAGTTCGCCGTCCAGTCGTGGGCGACCACCTACGACGCGGCGGAGCAGCTGGCGCGCGAGGTCTGCGACGCAATGCGCGCGAACGACTCCATGTCGGGCTACACGGAACCCGTGCCACTCGGCTACGACGGATCGCACCGCTGGTTCCAGTCCGTTTTCACGATGGACGCGCTCTGGTAGCGCGCAGAACTAGGAGGAAGATATGACAGCATCCAACACGGGCCTCGCATCGTTCGGCCGTCCGAACGACGAGACCTACTTCTCGGTGGCGCTGGTTTCCGCCAACCCCACCATCCCGACGACCTCCAACGCCACCCTCTCCGGTTACGAGACCGTGCGCGTCTCGGAGGACGGCATCACGCCTGCCGTCAACCTCGGCAAGAGCGATCCTGCAAAGGACTGGGCGGGCAAGGACGTGCTCAGCGCGCCCGGCTCCCCGTCCGCGACGCTTGCCGTCCCGATCATCGACAACTCCGTCGCAGCAGACAAGCTGCGCTACGGCGCATCGAAGGTCGACAGCAACGGCAACGCCGTGTTCGACGGTACGACCGACGCGTGGGTCGTCATCATCGACGAGCTCCACAACGACGCGAACGGCGACCCCAAGTCGCTCGTGCGCTACGTCTACCCGAACTGCGTGCCGCAGGAGATCACGTTCGGCACGCACTCCAAGGGCAGCCTGATCGTCGACACCGTAACGTTCCAGGCGCTCTACGATTCGACCATCGGCGGCTACTTCAAGAAGCTGGCCCCCGTGTCGACCACCACGACGACTGGAGCGTAACATGGCCGATTTCACCATCGAGAAGCCCGTCCCGTTCGTAGTCGAGGGCGTCAACGGCACCTACGAGCTTCCGCGCATGCGCAACCTCAACGCCGACCAGATCGAGGGCATGGCCGACATGACCAAGCTGGCGCTGCCCGACAAGCTGCGCGCCGTGCGCAAGTTCCTGCTCGGGCTGTGCCCCGAGCTCGAGGAAGAGCCGCTCAGCGACATGGGCTACATGAGCCTGTTCAACGCCCTGGCCGAGGGCAGCGGCATCACGATGGGGGAATCGTAGGCGTCGCCGAGGCCATAAGGAACCATGGCGACGCTCTCGACTTCGACCTGTTCGACAGGTGGCGCGTCAGGCTGCGCGACGTCCCGGCAACCATAGGCTGGGACGCCGTCGCCCTCTTCCTGCGCCACCTGCCGTACGATTCCGTGCTCCTGCGCGAGCTGAGCCCCAGGGCGAGGTGGACGCAGGAGACCCACATGATGGCGAACATCGCCGACATGCTCGGCTCACTGTTCGCAAAGGACTACGAACCGATGACGCGCCCGGGCGACGTGGCGCGTTTCTCTACCGCCGAGCCAGTCGCAGTGAACAGCTACGACGAGAAGCTCGCAATGTTCAGGAAGGAGGCGTCGGATGGCTGATGCCGTCATCGGCAGGGGATACCTGCAGGTCGTGCCGAAGATGGACAAGGACGCGCTCGACACGGAGCTGTCCAAGGCCGGCGAGTCCGGCAGCTCCACCTTCGCCAAGACCTTCCAGGGCGGCATGTCCGCCAAGACCGTCGCCATAGGCAACATCATGTCCAGCGCCATCCTGAAAGGGGTGGAGAAGGCATCACAGGCCGCCACGGAGGTGTTCGCGGGCGCGTTCACGAACTTCGCAGCCTTCGAGCAGCTTTCCGGCGGCGTCGAGAAGATATTCAACGACATGGACAACTCGCGCGTGTTCGCCGACGCCGAAAACGCATGGCGCGACCTGAACATGAGCGCGAACGACTACCTGGCGACCATCAACGACGTCGGCGCAATGTTCAGCGCCACGATGGGCGACGAGGCCGCATACGACGCAGCCCGCAAGGGCATGAAGGCCATCAGCGACTACGCGAGCGGCACGGGCAAGAACATCGACGTGCTCAACCAGAAGTTCGCGATGATCACGCGCGCCACGAGCTCGTACCAGTCGATCGCCGACCAGTTCAGCGGCATACTGCCGGCGACGAGCGCGGACTTCCTGGCCCAGGCGCAGGCCGCCGGCCTGCTCTCAGAGGAGTACAAGAAGCTCACCGAGGTGCCGATAGACGAGTACCAGAGGGCGCTCGTCGGCATGCTCGAGCAGGGCACGGTCCAGCTCGGCCTGTACGGCAACACGGCAGCAGAGACCGCCAAGACGATCTCCGGCTCGATAGCCGGCATGCAGTCGGCCTGGTCCAACTTCCTGACGGGAATCGGCGACGAGAACGCCGACATGGGCAAGCTCACCGACGACCTCGTGGAGGCCATCGGCAACGTGGTGGACAACGCGCTGCCGCGCATCCAGGAGATTGCCGACAAGATCGGCCCCGCACTAGTCGGCGCAATCAGCGGCGCAATAGGGGAGATCTCCCCCGAGTGGGCCACGATATTCGACAGGATCGCTGGCGGCATCGGCAAGGTCGCCGACGGCTTCGGAAGGGTAGTCGACCAGGCTGCCGCATCCGGCGTCCTGGATGACATCGCGACCGCCATCTACAACGTCGGCGACGCGGTATCGAGCGCCGACTTCACCGGGTTCTTCGAGGTCCTCGGAAACTGCCTCGAGGCGCTCGGCGAGTTCTACGACAAGCTCAAGAGCATCGAGGGCGAGGTCATCGCAGCGAACGGCGGAGAGCCGCTCGAGATCACCAACCCAGAGACGTGGCACGTCGCCTCCAAGGAGGCGGGAACGTTCAAGCAGGACCTCGAGGACCTCGGGACCACCACGCGCGAGTACGGCAGGCTGTCCGACGCCACGATGCGCCAGGTCGCCGCGGCGTACCGCACGAACGGCGGCGACATGGAGTCCGCGCTCGCATCCGTCGGCCTTGCCGTCGACAGCTACACCGGCAAGATCGAGAGCGCGAACGAGGTCGAGCTGCGGGACCAGTACGCAAAGGTGACGCTCGAGGACAGCCAGCTCGTCGACGCCCAGGGCAACCTCTACACGTGGAACGGCACGGCCCTCGTGGACAAGGACGGCAACGTCGTCGTCGACCAGAAGGAACTGATGGACGCCCAGGGCAACGTGGTCACTTGGAACGGCACGGAGCTCAACAGCAAGCACGCGTCCGTGCAAGTCGACACCAGCTCCATCGACAACGCAAAGTCGGCATGGAACCTGTGGCAGCCTGCAATCAAGTACGCCGAGGTGGCGGTCAGCAAGCTCGGAATCGGAGACGCTGCGGGCGGATTCTACCAGCTCCACGCAGCAGGCGACTTCATCACGAACGGCCCCGTCAACCTCGGGCGCGACAGCTACGGCGTCACGCACATCGCCGGAGAGGACGGCCGCGAGTGGATCAAGCGCCACGCCGACGGAACCGTCTCGATCGTGCCGATCGAGAACCGGCGCTACCTGAAACCATACGCGGAGGCGATAGCCGGCATGCTCGGCGGCATGGGCACCGTCAACAACTACAACATCACGCTCGACTACAAGGCGGGCGACGACGCCAACAAGATCGTGCGCGACCTCGGATTCGCGCTCCGCACGTCCGCGATGATGGAGGGATAGCATGGCAGTCGAAAACACGAAGCGCGTGACGGGGAAGGTCACGGCCCTCTCCGTCGATCGCAACGGCAACACGATGAAGGTATCATGGAAGATACCGTCGTCGCTAACCGACGAGAACCGCGCGGATAGGGCGACGTGGCTCGATTCGAACATCAACTTCAACGCCCAGCGCAATACGCACCCATCAGGCCAGGTATGGCATCCAGATTCCGACCCTCCAGCTGGCGCGTTGCCGATAACGTACACCGGCTACGACTTCTACTGGGTCAAGGGCATCGGCCTGCACACGTCATACGACAAGCCGTACAACCGCAGCAGGTTCCACCCAGTCTCTAAGGGGGCGTACTGCTACGACGTGGCGGTAAGCGTGCACGGCGGCAACGCCTCGGGCGTCGGCGGATGGAACCCAGACGACCGCAACGCATCGGGACGCGGACCGGACGCCATGGCGACCTACCGCTTCGAGCTGCCCAAGGTACCGGCACTCGAGGACTGCGAGCTCGACACGTCGAACGGCAGGCTCTCGTGCGCGATGAACCTCAAGAGCGAGGGTAGGGCGGAACGCTACGACACCATGTACAGGATCCTCAGGCAGGACTCCTTCAGCACGAGCTACAAGAGCTTCGCCGCGCTGCGCAACTGGACGTCATCGCAGGCCGACCAGATCGAGCCCTACGTCGACGTCGCGGACTTCGACTCGCTCGGGCAGGGCCAGTGGGCAGAGGTGAGGTTCGAGGCTTACTCGAGGGGCATGGCCGGCGATTCCGCGGTTGCTTCCAAGTCGCACGTCTTCGCATGGCCGGCGCAGCCGGTCATCACGAAGGTGACTGCATCGTCGCTCTCCGCGGGCGGCATCGTCACCGTCAAGGTCAACACGCGCTCCTCGAAGTACGCGCCGGTCGACTCGATCCAGCTCGAGCGCCGCAAGGGCGAGTCGGGGAGCTGGACGGCGGTCGCGACGGGACGCGACAACGGCACGTCGAGCGGCTTCTCTGACTCGGCCGACGACGCACTATCGGGAGTCAGCGCGGGCACCCACGTGTACTACAGGGTCAAGGCGATGCACGACTCGTACGTTCTCTACTCCGAGGCGTTCGACGCCACGTGCCTGTACAGGGCGCTCCCCAAGGGCAGCGCCATCACGTTCGACACGGTCGAGCCGACGGCAGAAGCCGACGGCATCAGGCTCGTCATGGGGTGGAACGCAGAGTCGACGGAATACACGGGCACCGAGGTGTCCTGGTCGGCGCACGAGGACGCATGGGAGTCGTCCATGCCGCCGACGACCGCGAACGTCACGTGGAAGGACCCGACGAGCCAGGTCACAGGCAAGAACAGGTCGGCGTCCTTCACCATCTACGGCCTCGAGCAGGGGACCGCGTACTACATCAGGGCGCGCCGCTACCTCGAGACCGACTCCGGCAGGACGTACGGCGACTACTGCTCGCCTGGGACCGCGTACTACCCGTTCATCCCAACCGTCGCCCCGCGCAGCGCGGCGCTCACGGCCCCGAGCTACATCACGAGGGGGTCGGACGTGCCGCTCTCCTGGACGTTCGACGCCTCATCCGAGCAGACCGGCTGGGCCGTATGGCTCGCCGGCGCCGAGGACGAGGTCATAGCATCTGGCAATGACGCATACGGAGCATGCACCGTCCCCGCCGACAGGTTCGACGGCATGGACTCGGCGGAGATCTACGTCGCCGTAACCACAGGCAGCGGGTGGGCATACTCGGACCATTGCACCGTCAGGTTCGCGGATCCTCCCGGGGTCACGGTCGACATGGAGCTCTCGAGCGGCAACCTGACCGCCCAGCCGATCTCTCTTTCGCTCGCGAACAGCACGGGCGACGAGGAGGTCAGGGTCAGGGTCGTCTCCGATGGCGTGACCAACGCCACACCGTCCGGAGATGCCGACCAGACCGCAGGCTACGTCGTGTTCGACGCGTGGACGCTGCCAGAGTGGTACCTGGGCCAGAGCGACGTGCTGGCCGACCTCGATCTCCCAGAGGGGCTGGAGCTCGTGGACAACGGCTCCTACACGCTCGAGTGCTGGGCGAGGAACCGCACGACGGGCCTCGTGTCCGAGATGGAGCCCATCGCGTTCAAGGTGGCGTGGTCCCACCAGGCCGGCGCGCCCGCCAGCGCGACCGTCACAACGTACCTTTCTGACAGGGTCGCGGTCGTGACGCCGACAGCTCCTTCGGGGGCGACCTCCGACGACGTGTTCGACGTGTACCGCGTGACGCCCGACGGGGTGGACATGATAGCCCAGGGGCTCCTGTACGGCTCGGCGGTCTCCGACCGCTACGCGCCGTTCGGCGGCACCTACCGGATAGCAACCCGCACCAAGGACGGCGACGTCGACTGGCTCGACGCCGACTACGAGATGAAGTGCAGCAGCATGCGCATCGACTGGGGCGAGTCCAACGTCGAGCTGCCCTACAGCATCGTGCGGCAGGACTCGTGGAGCAAGGAGTTCGAGCGCAGGCAGCACCTCGACGGATCGAGGCCGGGCTTCTGGAACGAGGGGTCCAGCAGGGACGCATCGCTCTCGACGGACCTCATCAGGATCGGCTCCGAGGAGGAGCAGGCCGCGATCAGGGATCTTGCATCCTATGCGGGGCCGTGCTTCGTGAGGCTGCCCGACGGGTGCGCGTACCAGGCGAACGTCGACGTGTCCGGGCTCTCCGAGTCCTGCATGTCGGGTCTCGTAGATGTCCAGCTCACAGCCAACAAGGTCGACCTGACCGACGAGTTCAGGGTCGCGCTGACCGAGGCGGAGTACCCGGAGGTGCAAGGTGCCTAGCATAGACTACACGCGGGGGTACTCCGCGAGGTTCGAGATCAGGCCCGTCGACCGCAACACGTGGTCGTCGGGCGATGCCATAGACGGGCTCGTCTCCGCTTCAGTCGAGTGCGACTGCACCGACGAGTACCCTCTCATGCAGTCCGGGAGCGCGGTCATCACGCTTCCGGTCGAGCGCGAGTGGGTCGACGGCTACTACCGCATCGAGATGGTGGCGACGCAGGGCTCAGTCAAGGAGCGCACAGCAATCGCGACGCTCCTCATGTCATGCGACGAGTCCTCGATGGACAAGGGGTCGCAGACCGCCAGGGCCTCGGGCTACAGCGTCCTCAAGCCGGCGTCCGACCGCCTCATGCTGACTGGCACCTACGCCCCGAAGGGCTGCGACGGAGCTGCCTGGGTCGCATCGCTTCTATCCGATGCGATAGCGGCACCGCTGGAGGTGGACGGCTCCTTCACGCTCGACGAGCACGCCGTCTTCGGGGCGGGCGTGAGCTACCTCCAGGCGGCGTGGACGATACTCAAGGCGGCAGGATGGTGCATGCAGGTGTCAGGCGACGGGTCGGTCTCCATCAAGGCCAAACCCTCCGAGGCTTCCTTCGTGCTTGACGAGAACCGCCACGCCCTCATGCCGTCAGCCGATAGGAGCGCAGACCTGTCCGAAGTGCCCAACCGATACTACGCGGTCGAGGGTGACGAGGTCGGCATCGCAGTCAACGACCAGGACGGCTCCCGCACCTCCGTGCAGGCCAGGGGGCGCTACGTCGACGTCATCGACGAGTCGCCCGTGAAGGTCAACGGCGAGACCATGACCGCATACGCGCGAAGGAAGCTGGAGGAACTGTCGACCGTAACCAGGGAGTACGGCTACGATCGCGAGTTCGTCCCAGGGCTTTCGTGCTACGACCTCGTGGCTGGCACCGTGCCAGAGTGGGGCATGGAGGGCGCCTTCAGGATCATCAAGCAATCGATCGCCTGCGGAAAGGGCGTGACGGTGTCCGAGAAGGTCGGACAGGAGATCAGGGAGTACGTCGCATGACAGATTTGAAGCAGAGCTCGGTGGCGCTCCTAGAGGACGCCATCGACCGCAAGATACGCAATTCGCAGAAGGGCCGCGACACCACGCTCGCAACAGTCACGCGCGTGGACACGGACGGCACCACCTGGGTGAGGGTCTACGGCGGGGCGGAGGAGACACCCGTGCGCAGGATGACCTCGTCGGCGCATGTCGGCGACGTCATAAGCGTGGTCTTCAGCGGGCTGTCCTGCATGGGCGTCGGAAACGTCACCAACCCATCAGCGTCCGTGGTGCAGGTCGAGAAGGTCGAGATCGCAGCCAGGGGCGCGGCGGTGGCGGCGAAGGAAGCGTGGGCGCATGCGGACGACGCGGCGACAGCAGCGCAGGACGCATGGTCACATGCAGATGACGCATCGACGGCGGCGCAGACCGCATGGTCGCACGCGGACACGGCCCAGGAATCCGCCGACCGCGCCAACTTCGCGCTGTCGGACGTGGAGAACGTTCTCGGCACGCTCAACTGGATAGCCGAGCACGGCGAGTACGTGCTGACCAGCGACCAGACGGTCGTCGAGAACAAGGCTTACTACACCCGCAGCGGCAGCGGGACGGCGCAGGACCCGTACGTGTACACCGTCGTCCTGGACCCGCAGGAATCCGCTCTGTCGACCTATTACGAGCTGTCCATCGACGAGAGCGTGCAGAACTACATCGCGAGCCACCTGTGGATGGACAACTACGGGTTGAACCTCAGCGTCGACAGCGCGAACGGCTACCGGATCCACCAGGGCACGGTCGACGGCTCGAAGCCAGCAGGCACCTACGTGATAAGCCCATCCGGTTACGTCGTCGCGAGCTTTGGGGCGAGCGGTTTCCAGGTCGGAATCACAGATGAGTCTCACATGGTCGGCGATTACCACAGCTTCAAGATCGTCGACAAAGAGGGCGATGTGTTCTTCCATGTCAGCGACTTGAGAGATTCAGACGGCAACTTCACCGAGACATTCGAATGCGACGGCACCACGACTCAATACAAATTAAAAGTCGTTCCTAAGACAATAGTATCAGTTAAAGTTGACGGCTCTGATGTTTCCTATACTCCACCTGGAACAGCGAGTGCAACTATTACATTAGACACCGCTCCTGCAGATGGCTCAGTACTAGAGGTCGTTTACGAGCCATATGATAACGCAGAGCTTAAAGCGTTGACATATGGGTCACGCGCCGTTGGCAGCGATATCGGCTGCCTGAGTTATGCGGAGGGCCAAGAAGTTATAGCACGCGGAAGGGTGTCGCATGCTGAAGGATACAAAAACGAGGCGGCATCTTTAGGCGCACATGCCGAAGGGCAGAATACAAAAGCCTATTCTCCAGCTTCTCATTCTGAAGGCGTCGCAACAATAGCCGGGTCTACCGACTATACATATTACGGGCCACACGCGGAGGGCCTCCACACATCTGCTCAGGGGGATGGCTCGCATGCAGAGGGTTATTATTCGGAAGCTCTTCTAAATGGGTGCCACGCCGAAGGTGGCCATACCACCGCTGTTGGCTACTATGCACATTCAGAAGGCGTGCGTACTACTGCCGACGGTTATGCCTCTCATGCCGAAGGCTGCCAAACTAATGCTGTAAAAGATTATTCTCACACTCAGAATCTCGGGACTATAGCTAGCATGTGGTCGCAGACCGCGCTCGGCCAGTACAACGTGGCCGACACGGCTCCGTCCAGCGACATCCGCACCGGCTTCAGCAGAACGAAGTACGGCAACTACGCGGTAGTGATCGGGAACGGCACCGCAGACGATGCCAGGAGCAACGCCCTCACGGTCGACTGGAACGGCTCGGTCGACATGGGCGGCACCCTCAAGGTCAACGGCACGACAGCGTATCTCCTGTTCAAGACCACGGCGATATCGAACTTCTCGCCGCCGACAGGCATCAGCGAGTGCATGGTCCTGGACACGTCGGACAACGGGCTCTACTGGTACACGAGTTAGGAGGTCTGGCATGACCGAGATTATGGCGAACGTGCTGCGGGGACGGGACGAGCATCATCGGCTGGATAAACCTCGACGGGAAGGGCAGCGCACCAGTGTCGTAGCAGCAGCCCTCGCGGGGGGGGGTGTAGCTAATCATGGCATACACCCGATTGAACCCCGATATAAAGCCGACGGCATGGACGACCGTGCCGACGTCGGGATACCCGTCCGGAGTTTCAGGGACAATAAGGTACTGCGTCGCAGGGAAGGTTGCGTTTGTCCAGTTCGACGGCTTCAGGATAAGCACGACAGCCTGGACAACCGTTGCTACAGGACTGCCGAAGGCCGTCACGAACACTGCGTGGTTCACCACCGCGACGGACAGCACTCAGAACATGAAGGCTCAAATCAACACAAGCGGCACGATGCAGGTGCGACTGAACAGCACAGGGAGCAACATAAACGTGGACAGCATGTTTGCGTATCCCTGCCAGTAGCGTGCAGTATCGTTGGGGTGGTCGCATGACAGCGACGCGGCTCAACCCCCAACCAGCGAGCGGTGCCAGGACGCTGGCGCAGCTCGGCATAAGCGTGACCAACAAGAGCACGTACTCCCTTTCCTTGAGCAACGTCTTCGTCTACGGAAAGGTGATGATCGCGCAAGTCAACATCAGCTCATCCAACGCAATCTCAGCAGGTGTTCTCTTCAACCCGGCATCCATATCAGGTCTAAACGCCTCGTATGCGGCAATCGTCGGGCCTGTCGCAGCTGGGCACGCAACGACGGCTGGAAACGTATGGGTGAAGTTCAACGAGGCGACAGCGGCAAATGTTGCACGAGACGCCACGTTCATAGCATTTCTTCCATAGGACAGGAGGCAGCTCACATGGAGCTGAACATCACCCCTTACATCGGGACGATCGTCACGGTGATCATCGCCGTCGGCTCGGTCTACGCGGCCATCGCGTCAAGGCTCGCCCGACTCGAGACGCTGATCGTCGACAACGACAAGATGACGCAATCGCAGGTCGTCGACCTTCGGCGCGACGTGGAGAAGCACAACAGCGTCATAGAGCGCACGTACAAGCTGGAAAGCGACGTCTCTACGGCGTTCAAGCGCATCGACGAGCTGAAGGAGGCGGACAAGCGCCTGGAGGACAGGATCAACAATCTCTTGTAAGGGGGTAGAACATGAAAACCACTACCAAGCTCTGGTGGAAGGCCGCCGGCGTCCGCGCCGTCAAGACGGTGGCGCAGACCGCAGTCGCCACGATCGGCGTCAGCGCGGCCATGTCGGACGTCGACTGGATGCTCGTCGGCTCGGCATCGCTCCTCGCCGGCATCCTCTCGCTGCTCACCAGCGTGGCGGGACTGCCCGAGGTGGACATGGGAATTGAGGCCGAGCATGGCGAGTAACGCCGAGATGGTCGACTACATCTGGCCGATCTCGACGAACTACGTGTTCGGCGGCTCGAGGTACTCGCCGTACAACACGGACTGCTCCGGCATGGTGTGCGCGGCCTTCTGGCACGTGCACGGAGTCGACCCCTACACGCTGGGGGACTGGACGGGCGCGCAGTGGAACAACGGCCTTCTCACGCAGATCTGGTGGGGCACGACAACCAACCTTCCCTGGGACTCGATGCAGAAGGGCGACGTCATATTCACGAGCACGTCGGCTCCCAGCTTCAACACGGGGCAGGGGAGCCACGTCGGGTTCTACACGGGCGACCCCAATGCTCCGTTCCTCAGCCATTTCGCCAACGGCGGTCCGTACGTCACGGCGGTGAACGGCGTCTACGGTGGAAACGAGAAATACTTCGGAGTGGCGCGCTACGTGCCAGGAAGTGAGGACGATATGGACAAGACCGAACTCATCAGCACACGCGACGACGGCAACATTCCCGCATGGCAAGCATGGTCGTGGGCGTACACGTACGCCAAGGACGCGGCCTCGGCTGTTGGAGGAAAGTCGCTGCTCGATAAGGAGATAAGCACGCAGGCATCTGGAAACATCCCCGTCTGGCAAGCCATCTCCTGGTCGTACACCTACTGCAAGAACCTCAACGACAAACTCGAATCAATGCAGAAGACCATCGACAACCTGAAGGTCACTGGCGCGACGGTTGACTACGACAAGCTGGCGAACAAGGTAGCCGACGTCATCTATGCGCGGATGAAGGCTTAGATGGGCGCCGCGATCCTCACATTAGGCGTGTTCGTGTTCATCGCAGCGTTGCTCGCGATGCTCTGCATGCCGCCGAGGTGCTAGGAGGCACATATGGAAATCGGAAACAGATACCTCCTCGAGGGTGACATCATCCTCCCACACAAGACCTCGCTCACGTTCGATGTCGAGCACAAGAACAAAAACGGCGAGATCATCGACCACTCCGACTCGACTGTGCACATGAAGTTCCAGTCGTCGGACAAGAAGACGACCTACGACCTCGACACGTGCTGCGCCCCGAGCGCCGAGCACATTCGCGTGGCCATCCCCGCGAGCATGTCCAGCGGACTTCCGATCGGCAAGCTCAAGTGGGACATGATCGTGGAGACGGCTCTCGGCGAGAGGATACGCCTCATCGCAGGAAAGGTCATCATCGACGACACCTACGCGCTCGACGAGGTGTAGCCATGGCAGTCGAGATCAGGCACAGCGGCCAGACCGTCGTTGTCGTCTCGCGCCACACGACGGTCGAGGTGGAGTCACCGTCTTGGAATGTCGAGGTCGTATCGGGCCTGCTCGACGGCGGGACGCCGTACGCGGGACCGTACGAGATCACGCCCAGCGAAATCGAGCAGGTTATCGACACGGAGCAGAAGACCCTGTCGGACAACCTTGTGGTCAAGCCGATCCCGTCGAACTACGGGCGCATCGAATGGGATGGCACGTCCATCCTGGTCTACTAACGGAAGGAACAAAATGGCAAAAGACGTTGTTATTCGGGAAGTGGACTACGATTCCGTCCCGTTCGTTAAGATCCCGCTGCAGGACGAGACCGGCAACGCCGTGTTCTACGACGTGTCGGATGCGACGTTAGACAGCGGCAGCAAGATGCTCAACGGCGTCACTGGTTACGGCGCAAACGGCACGAAGTACACTGGGAACATCCCGTCGAAGACCAGCAGCGACCTGACCGCAAGTGGTGCGACCGTCACCGTCCCCGCAGGTCATTATGCTTCGCAAGCGACGAAATCGGTGAGCAGCGGCTCCGCGACAGCTCCTGCAAGCATCAGCGGCACGTCTGCAAGCGTTTCCACAGGGACGAACACGCTGACCCTAAGCAAGACCATTTCGGTCACGCCGCAGGTAAGCTCTGGCTATGTGAGCGCGGGAACTGCAGGAAATTCCTCGGTCAGCTTGACTGCGAGTGTGACCACCAAATCCGCTGCATCGCTTCAGCCTGGAACGAGCGCGGTCACGATTGCTGCTGGGACTTACTGCACAGGAGCGCAGACCATCGCTGCCGAGCCGAACTACGTGGCATCGAACATCGTGGCCGGCAAGAGCCTGTGGGGGCTCAACGGGACGGCGCAGATCCCTGTGATCAGCCAGGACTCGACTGACCACTCGCTCAGTATCAGTTAGGGGGCATCATGTCCCAGACGATTTCAATGTGGGGCGCGACCTACTACCTGGTGCCGTATGTCTATCTGCCGAAAAGCGGCGGTGGAACAGCGAAATTCACTGATGCCAGCATCACCACGGCAAGTGCAGCCGATGTTGCAAGCGGCAAGGTGTTTTTACAATCAGACGGCTCGCAGGGAACAGGCAGTCTTTCGTTCGTTACCTACTACACGTCTTCAAGCGCCCCGACAAGCTCGCAGGGTTCTAATGGCGACATTTGGCTGGTGACTTCGTAATGGCTACAATCCGCCTGGTGCCAAGCACTAGTGCTGTCAACAACAGCTCGTACGCTTCGATTGCAGACGCATCGAACATGTACACCAATACCGACAGCACGACGCACGGCACCTTCACCCACAACAGGGCTACCACCAACAACACGTACTACGGATACCTGCGAGGGTTCAACTTCTCAGACGTGCCGAGCAACGCCACGGTGACGGGGTTCACCGTCAAGATAAAGGCCAGTGCCACTGGTCATACGACGAGCACATCCAGCTCGTACTACATGAGCCTGGTCAACAACACGACGCAGATCGGCAGCACGTCGGCATCCGGCAGGCTCTCCACGTCCGTGCAGACCTTCACGTTCGCGGAAGGCTCGCTCACGTGGGAGACGATAAAAGGCTACGGGGCGAACTTCGGCATCCGTATTCCTATGCGCAGAGCGGCGAGCGGTACGGCAGACGTTGTTAGCGTGTATGGCGCTGAGATTGAAGTCACGTACACCATCCCCGTATACCATGACGTTACTGTAACGAACAACACGTCGGCAACCGTATCGCCGACTGGTACGACGAGTTTACTCGAAGGCGAGGACTTCATCGTATCTACTAGCACGTTGTCTGGGATAAGAGTCACAGATAACGGTGTAGACGTGACGTCACAGTTCACCCAAGCAACTGGTAGTACAGTCTCGGAAACACCAGGCTCGACGTTCACGACTGGCTTCAGCTCATCGAGCGGCAACTTCTACCAGTCATCGAGCACAACCAGCACGTCATGGTTGGAGTACGCAATCGGCCACTCCGCAGAAAGCCCGTACTCCACGAGCAACACGAACAACACCTACGTCAAGCCAGAAGGCTCGACTGGTTGGATAAACTATCACTTCGACTTCAGCCACATACCGACGTCCGCGACCATCAACTCGGTCAGCGTGAAGGTGTACGGCGCACGGGAAGATTCCACGGTCGATTCGACCCATGTTGCGAGGTTCCAATGCTACAGCGGCTCGACGGCCAAGGGCACGATACAGAACTTCACGTCCACCAGCAACAGCCTGGTGACTGTGTCTGACGTTGGGACATGGACGGCGTCCGAACTCCACGACGCGCAGCTCAGGTTCGAGCTTGGCTACTATGGCGGGCGTATGCTCGGCATCACCTGGACCGTGACCTACTCCGTGAGCGGGTACGTCTACACGATAACCAACGTCGCGGCGGACCACTCGATTGCGTTCAGCAGCGGGGGAGCGCAGCCCGAGCTGTACGTGAAGCTGAACGGTAGCTGGGTGCAGGTGTCTACCGCATACAGGAAGGTCAACGGCTCCTGGACGCAGGTGGCAGTTGACCAGGCATTCGAAAGCGGCGTGAAGTACGTCAAGGGATAAATCTATGCGCTCACGGCTTCGGTCGTGGGCGCTTTTCTTGTTTTCATGGCGCAATTTTTGCACACGTTTTGCACACGCAACAAAAAAGGCCACAGCGTTTAAGCGTGTGACCTGCGAATTTACATGGTCGGCTGGACAGGATTTGAACCTGCGACCATCTAATATTTACTTCCCACCTGGGCAAACGCTTGCACACGCTTGCACATTCTGTCATCACGTTTTTGCAGCTCAAAGCAGAAAACAGCGAAATGACGTTGCATCGAGATTGATTTGGTTGCACATTTTTTGCACACGGTGTGCACTATTGCCATGCACACGAGACGGCGTTAGCGACCTTCGACAAGTCATCGTGGATGTAGATTTTCGCGGGTTCGATGCTTGACCATCCCGCGTATGTTTTCAAGTCGAACGGTGACATGTGACGCGCCATCATCGACAAGTTAGAGTGTCGTATCTGATGCAGCGTCAAGCCGTGGTAACCAAGTTTGTCGGCTGCGCCTATGTGCTTCGCGTCACCTGTCCACCATCGCTGCAAGAGTTGCGGACGCAAAACACCACCTTGCGAGTTGCAGCATAGCGTGGGCGTATCGTGCCATCCAAGGCGGCGCTTGAGTGCTTGCCATTCTGCGCACTTGTCCACCAGGGCAGCGGGCATCGGCAAGGTGCGCACTGATGACGGGTATTTGGTCTCACCGATAGCACCATTGCGCTCTTTCACGGCTTGTGTGATGTGACAGTAGCCGTCAATTATCGAGCTGTCCATCAACGCGCAAGCTTCGGAGCGTCTCAAGCCTAGATAGCAGATGAAGTACAGCGCCATCACGCGACCGTCTAGTTGCAGCGTGGACAGCTTCACGATCAGTTCGCTTAATTCTTCGGGCGCAAGTGCTTCTTTCTCTTTCGTGTCGGGACGCGGCGCTTTGATGTGAGCCATCGGGTTTTTGATGATGCGCTCATCGTCCACGGCTTGTCTGAATACGGCGTTGAGCGTGATGTGGATGGAGTTCATGGTCGCGTTTGTCAGTTCGCCTGACTTCCTCGCCGGGTTCTGCTTCACCCACAACAAGCCGTTTCTCACATCTTCAGGCTTTATTGCCGCTATCGGCAGCTCCGCAAGCGATGAGCGAAGTATCGCGTTCACGTCTCGCTTGTCATGCGCGATTGTGCCAGGTGCGAACTGTCCCGAATTTTCGCGCCAGAGCAACCAGAGCGCCATGTAAGACGCGAGCGTGTCCGAGTCGGGTACTTTGTCCATGTATTCGAGTTTGAAAGCTTCTAGGGCGTTTAAAGCTTCGGTGTATGTCCCGTGAAACACTCTTGACGGGCGCGTGGCGAGTCCTTCGACGTTCAGCCACAAGCGCCACTTGCGGCAGCGTGAGCGAGGTTTGTTCTTTTCGAGCTGTTGGATATGTGCGCTTTTGACTTTCATGATAGATACTCGCGCAAGCCGACTATGAGGGCGCGTTTCGCGTTGAAGTCTAGAAGCCTATACAGCTCAATGAGTTTTATTTCATCTTCCGAATACATCGTCACAAAGCCGTATTCGGTGCGCCTTGCTATATCGTCAACGGTGCAGCCGAGGGCATCGGCAATCGAAAGCGCGAAGTCCATAGGCAAGTCGTTCTCTCCACGTTCCCACGCTCCTATTTGACGTTTACTAGCTCCGACAGCAAGGGCGAGTTCGTTCTGCGTCATGCCTTTTTTCTTGCGAATTTCTCTAAGGTTCAGCTCCATTGTTCGCTCCTTCCCTCGGTGCGACGTAGCGTGAATTTTAACAGAAAAGTACGACGTTCGGATATTTAAGTATTGACATATACGACAATCGTACTAACATTGCCATAGAAGTACGAAACTCGTACTTTATCCCGACCAGAAAGGAGTAAATGTGTCTTACGACAAGGCCAGGGTTGGACTTCGGCTAAAGAGTCTACGGATAGACCGAGGTTACGACCAAAAGCGGCTGTCGGAGCTATCAACCGTTCCGACACCAACCATCCAAAGCTACGAGGATGGAACAAGCGTTATGGGTATGGAGAACGCGACGAAACTCGCGGACGCGCTCGAATGCTCACTTGATCGTCTTGCTTGTCGAGTTGACTAACAACAACTCATCCCACGTGAGGACATCACGCACAGCTTTCTAGCTCGATACTCGCAAACCTCGAATTTGCAGCACCTTGTCAATCAGTCAACCACTTTAACCGTGAGCGGCGGTGGGTAGCGTCATAAGTCGTTCTAGCTGTGTGCGCTGAAAACGCAGCTTACTAAGAACAGGAAGGATAACCAATGGATGACCTTTGGAGCATTCAACGCTTTGCCCGTTGGTGGTACGAGCTACCAGACGGAGTAGAGCCGAGCAAAAGCCAACTAAACGCAATTTGCAAGCAGTGTCGAGATGGCAACTTGCCAGCCGTGAAGATTTGCAATTCATGGCGCATCGACACATCGGAAATTTTAAGGAGGTTCAAGCATGGCAAGAAAAAAAGTGGAGCGCGATAGCTGCAACTATTCACGCTCCGTTGTCCCTAGCGTACTGGACGTTTGCAGTATAACACGCGACGTGCTCACAGCCGTTGCCGGAGTCGCTTTGATCGTGGGCGTGCCGTTTCTCATGGCGCTCATGAAGCAGATGGGAGTTTGGTAGTGCTTAAGATAAACCCTGACTTCGAAAACCTTATCCCGCCATTGAGCGAGGACGAGTTCAACGGCCTGGAAAAGTCGATACTCGAAGAAGGTGTGCGTGAGCCGATAGTCGTATGGACTAAGCACGAGTTTGCGAATCCTGACTGGGAGCTAGAGCCTGACCCTGCACTTACCAGCGAGACATTCATTGTTGACGGGCATAACCGCTACAAGATAGCGACGAAGTACGGCCTGGACTTTGATACCGTCGAGTATGACTTCGAGGACGAAGATGCCGTAAAAGTATGGATGATAGACACCCAACTTGGACGGCGTAACTTGCCCGACATCGACAGAATACTGCTTGAGCAGGAACGCGCTTCGATAACTCGCGAAAAAGCCAATGCAAACCAAGGAACAAGAACTGACCTGCAACCTTCTGTCCAAATGGACAAAAGGTTTAAAGCAGTTGACACACGAGCCGAAATCGCCGAAAAAGCAAACGTATCGCTTGGCTCTGTTGCTCGTGTAGAACAGATACAAAAACACGCACCCGAATTAATTAGCGAGATACGGCTTGGCAAGCAAACTATCGGTGGCGCTTACAAGCAAATTGTCGAAAGCAAGAAGAAAGCCGAGCGCAAAGCCGCCATCGAAAAAGCGAAAGCGCAACCTCGGAGCGCGTCATACGTCGATATTTTCACGACAGACAAGAAGTATCGAGTCATTTACGCTGACCCGCCGTGGAGCTATAACGACGAGTGCAAGACGGGCGGCGTTCAGTCCCGTGGGGCATCTGGTGTGTATACGGTTATGACGCTTGAGGACATTTGCAAGCTGCCTGTACCGTCACAAGACAACGCTGTACTGTTCATGTGGACTACATCACCGATGCTAGAAGTCTCGTTTGATGTTATCAACTCGTGGGGTTTCACCTATAAGTCGAGTTTCATCTGGGACAAGGTAGCTCACAACAGAGGGCATTACAACAGCGTCCGACATGAGTTTCTTTTGATCGCTGTGAAGGGTAGCTGCACACCCGACGTTAAGAAACTCTACGACAGCGTGGTAAGCATCGAGCGCACCGAGCACAGCAGGAAACCCGCATACTTCCGCGAACTTATCGATGAGCTGTACCCGATAGGGGAGCGCATCGAGCTGTTCGCCCGTGAAGCCGCTGACGGCTGGGACGTGTGGGGTGACATGGCATGAGCTACTTCGGTGAGACGTACAAGCCGCAACTCGAAGAAGCCGCAAGGTATCAAGACTTCATCGCCGACGAGCTATTAAAGCGCGGCATCGTTCTCAACCAGTACGCATCACGTGAATACCAGCGAAAAGTCGGTGAGAGCGCATCCGGCATCGAAATCAAGTACGACAAGCGGATGGCTGAAACTGGCAACGTTTACATCGAGGTAGCAGAGAAGTCAAATCCTAGTTTGCCTGACTACTCGGACAGCGGCGTTTATCGCAATGACAATACATGGCTGTACTTGATAGGCAACTATGAGAAAGCACTTCTCATGTCTAAAAGGCAATTGCGGCTATGTATTGAATACGGCGAAGCGTGGCGCAAAAACAACGGAATCATTTCCCGAGAGACAGCCACAAGCCGTGGATATACGTTTCCCGTCGAGTATTGCAAGCGGTTCTTGTGCTTGCGCTTCTTTGTGTTCGGCGGTGACTCGCAATGATCGTGAGACTCACAATCCCAGGCCGCTTTCCATCCCTTAACGAATACGTTTCAGCAGAACGCGCTAACAGGCGTTTCGGCGCGTCCATGAAGCGCAAAGAGACGAAGCGCGTAGCAGACGCGGCACAAGACTTGCCGCACCTGGACAATCCCGTTGTCGTTGCTTTCAAGTGGGTGGAGCCAAACATGCGGCGAGACGTGGACAACATAGCGTTCGCCCACAAATTCATCTTGGACGGCCTTGTGTCGGCGGGAGTGCTCAAAGGTGACTCCCGAAAGTACGTCATCGGCCTACAGGATGAGTTCACGCAACCAGACCCGGACAATCCACGGGTTGAGATAACCATAATGGAGGTTTAAATGCAAAGAGACTTCAACGACGTTGAGCGCCTTGCGGTGGCTCAAACGTTCTTCAAGCTAGCTGGTGAGCTAGTGGACACTAAAAACCATGACTCGCTGCGTAGCGCGGTTGATCGTGGCTACAAAGAACTCTACGAGCGCACAGGCTCAAAGAGTTTCGACGTGATGCTTGACGGGCAGCAGGTAGGCACCTACTCGCTGAAATTCAGCAAGCCGAAACCCGAAGAAACCCGCCAAGTTTTCGAAGTCACCGACTACGAGAAACTTGCGCGATGGTTCGACAGCCTTGACGCTGGCACGATAGCCGACTTCGCCGCCGACAACCTAGCACAGTTCGCAGAATGGGCGCTCAACAAGACTGGCGAACTTGCGGACGGTTGCGAACTTGCGCAAGTCGTAACACCCGCAACCGAGAAGAAATACATCGGCGGCACTTTGAAAGTCGATACCGAAAGCGTCATGAACGCGATTGGCGAGTTGTTGCCGCCTGGTATCGCTGGGCTGTTAGGTGGCGGCGATGAGTGAGCTAACAAAGAGATACATCGGCGTACTTAGGGACGTGGGCAATCCCAAGAAGGACAAGACAGCCGACGTGAAGAAATACAAGTACAACTACGCCGACCTTGCGCAAGTGCTGGGCATCGTGAAGAACGTTTGCATTGCGCATGACTTGACGGTTTACCAGTCAACGCGGATTGTTGACGGCGGCACGTACCTATACACGGCTATCACTGACGGCGAAGAAGAAAGAGAATTAGCTTTCTCGAAAATGCCAGAATCAACAGACGCGCAAGCGTTGGGTTCATGGATAACCTACATGCGGCGCTATCAGTTGCTCATCGCTTTCGGCCTTGCGCCTGAAGATGATGACGGGCAACAGGCCAAGAACATCAACCAATCTCCGTTAGAACGTGCGCAGCATGAGCTGGTCGCAGCGGAAAAGCAGTATTGCAGCGTTTACGGCATCGATGACTGGGGCGAGTTTCACCGTAACGTCATCATGAAGCGCGGCGATTATGCCAACGATGCTTCTACGCTCATGAACATTGCGGCAGAATTGCGGGGCGCATCATGAGCATAGAGCTGTATCAGGAGCTGCGAGAGCTAGAGAAGCTTTTAGACCTTGCGCTCAAAGAAGCGGTGGCGCGTGGTCGAGCCATGACAGCAGCCGAAGCCAAGTACTACACCGTGAAGGACTTGCGGGTTCGTGAGCTGATGGAAGAAAACAAGAGCGCAACGATCATCAACATGATTATCAAAGGCGAACCGGGCGTGAACGACGCGCTCCACGAATACCGCAATTCGGAAGTCGAATACAAGAACGCTTGCGAAGCCATAAACGTCTACAAGCTGCGCATGAGAATCATCGAAGCGCAGATTGAGCGAGAGTGGACGCAAGCGGGAAGGGAATAACATGAGCATCAACAAGACCATCATCAGCGGCAACTTGACACGCGATGCGGAGGTTAAGCGCACATCATCGGGCATGGCAATTGTCACGTTCTGCGTGGCAGTCAACGAACGCCGCAAGAACAACCAGACGGGCGAGTGGGATGACTATGCAAACTTCGTGGACGTTACCTGGTTCGGCACTCGTGCGGAGAAGTGCGCGGGTGTGCTCGTGAAGGGCGCTAGAGTAACCGTCGAGGGACACTTGCGGCAAGAACGCTGGGAGCGCGAAGGGCAGAACCGCTCGAAGCTGTGCGTCATCCTGGACGAGATAGAGCTGCCGCCGAGACAGCAGGGACAATTCAACCCGCCACAACAGCAGCCACAAGATACGCTCTATGGCTCCGATATTCCCTTTTAGCGGTATAACATGATGACGAGAATCAGAACCGCGTAGAGGGTGATACAGAGTGACAGAGAGAAAGTCGTTATCTAAGAAAATCCGCTTCGAGGTTTTCAAGCGTGACAAGTTCACGTGCCAGTATTGCGGAGCACAAGCGCCTGACGTTACTCTTGAGGTTGACCACATCGAACCAGTTGCAGAGGGTGGCACGAACGATATAACGAACCTCGTTACCGCTTGCGTGAGCTGCAACCGTGGCAAGGGCGCTATTCGTCTCGACGATGATACAGTCGTTAAGAAGCAAAAGAAGCAGCTCGACATGCTGCAAGAAAGACGCGAACAGCTCGAAATGCTGCATGAGTGGCAATTGTCGCTAGTCGATGAATCGGACGCGAAGATACGAAGTCTCGAAGAAATCATTGAGCGCGTCACTGGTGAAGAATTCCAATTTTCCGACTTCGGCGCGAACGAAATGCAGCGGCTAATTTCCCGCTTCGGCTACGATACTGTAGCGAGTGCAACGCGCAAGTCGTTCAGCTACTACAGGCATGAGACAGATAGCGAGTGGGAATACGCCTTGGATAAAATCGCTGGCATCTGCTTTTACATGAAGAACAAACGCTGTAGCCAATGCAAGCACCATGAGGACTACGACAAGAGCGATCAAACGGCTACTTGCAAGCTGTTCGGGTTCATGTGCAGCAATGACGCTGCCGAAAACTGCAACGCTTTCGAATCAATGTTTTCAGGTGGTGCAGATGACTAGGCAACGAATGGTTAAGCCTGAATTCTTCGAATCGGAGAGTTTAGGCGCGTGCTCAATCCGGGCGCGGCTTGCTTTCATCGGCTTGTGGGTGACGGGCGATGACTACGGAAATCAGAAAGCGCAAGCAAGCCGTTTGAAGCTGAAAATCTTTCCTTACGACTCAATGACCGATGATGAATTCATCGGTCTTTTAGTTGAGTTGGAAGAAGTCGGTTGCATCAAAGGCTACATAGTCGATGGAGAGCGGTACATCACAGTGCCGAACTTCGATACATACCAGACAGTCAGAAAACCGACGAAATCAAACATACCCGAACCGCCGAAACCAGTATTGAAGCAGCGGCGAACAACCGTCATCCGAGACTGGAAAAACGGTGTGCCAATTGACGAGTACGACACTAGTACGTCACTAGTGACGCACCAGTACGACACCAGTAACGCTAAAGAAAGAAAGAATGAAGGAAGAAAGAGAACTCTAAAGAGTTCTCTTTCTAACGAATACGCGCCAACCGACGCGGACGCGGTAAGAACCGCGTCGCTTGCCGCTATTCGATGCCCACAGTGCGGCTCACAGATGGAGCGCACGGGCTTACGGCGTTCTGGTACAGACAGGCACATATGGCGATGCAATCAGTGCCACGAGGAAGTGGCTGAATAACCCACAAAGGACAACCGAATATGAACCTCTTACAACAGGCGCTCTATTCAGCGCCATCTATCCGCACGCCTTACTGCGTGTTTTGCGGTAGGCCAGCCACCAACAACCATCACGTCGTGCCACGTTCACAAGGCGGCACAGACGGCGCGACTCTTAGCGTGTGCGGACTCGGCAACGCGTCCGGCTGTCACGGCAAACTCCACAGCCACACGCTGCACGTCCGATACATCGACGGCTGGCAATACCTCGAAACCAAACAGCCGACGAAATACCAAGACGCTTTAGCGATGGACGGCTGGCGAAACCTAGAAGGGATATAGCAATGGACTATTGGCAAGAACAACAGCTCATGAAGGAGCTGGATAGAAAGAGCATCTTGCTCGATGAAGCGTTGAGCGACGTTGAAACACTGGCAGACGAGAACGGCATGTTAGCCGAAGCTATCGAGCACTTGTACTTCAGTTTTCACAGCCTTTTGCCGCATCTAGCCGAAAAGGTGCGCGACGAGAACGCCACGTTAAGGCGGGTGCTGCAATGAGAGCCGAAACCAAAGCATACTCGCTCATTGCTCTACTGCTTGCGCTGATCGTGGTGAGCCTGTCAGTCGTTATCATCTCGCAACCAGCCGAAGCACGAGAAATCGAGCCAGAATGGACATGGCGCGTCTATCCAACCGATAGAACCAACACGGGCGCGTTATTGCGCATGAAGATGGACGCTATCGAGCAGCGCGTGAGCGAAATCATCGAGCAGTACGAAGCGGAGCAAGCCGAGCAAGCAGTGTGGGAAGAACAGCAAGCGGCGTATTACGAGCCTAACGAGTTCGTCTATTACGACGGCGCTTACTACAACACCAGCACATTCGACGCAAGCGCATACCCGACAGACGGCCTAACGCCACAAAGCGGCGTGAACGCCTACAACGGGCGCGTCGAAACCTACTATTCATCGAACGTGCTTTACCACTACAACACGGCAGCGTGGACAGTTGACGATGAAGGTTTCTACCGAACCGATGAAGGTTACTACGTCGTAGCTGCAAGCGACATGCCGCAAGGCGCCGTGTTCGAAGGCAGCAAGGGCGATTGCATCGTGCTCGATAGCGGGTGCGCTGACGGCGTGACTGACTACTACGTGCAATGGTAGCCATGAAACCGCGAACACTGCCAAACCAAATAGCGTTTGAGCTATTCGACAAACCAAACGAAAAGCCAAGCCGAGCGCCGACATGGGATGACGTTCACAAGGGACGCGCAAAGCTGATCGATGTTATCGAGCCTTGCGAGGGCGAAG